ATACATACATTAAAGTAAAAACATCGCTTCCGGAATTGCTCAACTTAATTCCGATATGACTTCCCTGTGTGTTCGGGTGTTTCTGGTCTGATGTTAATTCTTTGGTCTTGAACATCTTATGTCTTAAATAATAAAGCGCAAAACTTCCGTCCGTGGATGATTCAAACTTCAAACTTAAGTGCTTGCCCTGAAGGTTAGGGAATCTGATTCTCTTTCTTATGAGTTCGGCTGATTCCATTAAGCCAAAAGCAACGGCTGATTCAGTAGTATCGTCAACTAAATGAAGAGCATCCATTAAGTCGGTTACTTCTGCTGATTCAACGGTAGGCCCGTAAGCAGTTCTTTCGTTTCCGAAAACATCCGAAGCCACTGCCGATTCAGATGTAAAGTCTTCTAAGACAAAACCATCAAAAGTAGCAGAAGCTTTTGCAGATTCGCTGGTAAATTCCGTTGGTGATATACCAACCATAGAATCAGAAGCTTTCGCTGATTCAGTTGTGAAATCTTCATTAGAATATGGAGACGTAGGTGGAGTAAAATTAGCTGTCCATCTCGCAATGCCTTTTGAAAATCTAAATTCATCAATCCATCCATTAAAATATGATTCGTTACCGGTTGAATCACATCTCCCTATTGTTAATTGGTATGCCAAGTCGGGCATTGCAGTACCGGCAAGATCAATAGAAGTAGTTAATGTACTAGCCGTACCATCTACGTATAATTTTAAGCAACCAGCACTAGTCCCACTCCTGACAAGAGCAACATGGTGCCAGTTATCATCACCTAACGGAGCTCCAGAATCCCCTACAATCTGTGCAATCCTTACCCCAGAAGCGTTGTAAGCAAGAAACGCCAATCGTTCGCTATCGGTAATGTATAATTGGATTTTATGTGTATTATCTGCCGTAGTTGACTGCGCACAAATTGTCATGTAGGCAGATCGGGAAGTCCGTTTGACCCAACAATCTATAGTGAAATCTCCAGTGCTAAGGTTCCAGTCTGCATGGTCGGCAGTATAAATATAATCACTATTGCCATCTAGCAATAAACTAGCCGTACCGAATTTCTTTTGCGCTGTGTCTAATTGAGCAGTTCCCGCGCCTGTCCATGACTTCCCTGATTCATCAGTGAAAGTTACGCTTTCGTCACTTCCGTCGAAGTGGAGTAATGCTTTGGTGTAGGAGTCATCAACAGACATTTGTAATCCTATGCGTTTGCTATTGAAATTGTGCAATAAATCTTAAACGTATCGGTGTTTTCAACCGGCTTTCCTGCGCTGAACTTTGAATAGCAAAATAACGTCCCGCCGCCGTTTGTGTTACTTATGGTATCAGCAGCAGTCCCGCCGCCGACTAAAGCCCCACCATAAAGTATTTTGGTTTCCGTTGAGGTATAGACTGCTTTACTTGCTGAATTTGTAATGGACTGCGAACTAGCCGCTGCTTCGTCAAAAGCCTGTCTGTTAGCCTCTGAATACCCATCCCATTCCGTAAAGACTGGGACTGCATAAGTCATAGTCGCAGCCGCCGTGGTATCCGTTTCAACTGGGAATATATACCAAGCAGTAATCTGTGCCGCTCCATGAAACATTATATTAAGCCACGCATTAAGTCCCTCGTTGGTAATGATATTAGGTCGGTCTAATTCCGCCCATTTCAGATTTCCGTATTTGTCGTAGCATTCAAAGTTCCAACGTGAACCGGCAATGGCTCTTAAAAGCATTTCTCTTTGGGACTCAACACATGCGCCCATTATATCTTTTGCTCCTGATTTTTCTTCCATTATATCCTCCTATGTAGATATTGTTATTGCGTCTTTTGCTATGGCGTCTGCGTATGGTGTTAAAGTGCAAGCCCCATTAACTCTTACAACTATTTCATCCAGGAACAGGCCATGTCCTTGCCCATTATATTCCATTGTCAAAGACCCTGTAAAAGCGGTTGAAACGTCCGTTGCCCCGTAATTCGTCCTGTAAATTGTCCCGTCCGCCGTCCCTCCGGCAACCTGTAAAACTGTAAACTGCCCGGATGCTGCCTCGACTTCTGCATGACACGAAAAAGGTTGTGTAAGAGTATCCGTTGACCACTTGCCTGTTTTAACATCATAGACTAAAAAGACGTTGGGAACTGTGGCACTTGCGCCCGAAACTATTCCCATTCTGGCCACGTTATACAAGGAATCGTAGTCTATCCAGTGTTCGGACTCGTAACCCCTTCTGATACAGACTGATTCTCTGGAATCGAAGTAATCCTGAATATCAGTTGATATGCAGACGATGTTCTTTCCGTCGGTCATAAACACACCGTATCTTGAAAGAAAAATAGCAACTGCTCTTCTAATTACTTTTTCATTCGGATCAACATTAGGAACATCCTCAACAACAACTGCACTTTTGGCGGAGAATGTCCCTAATACGGTTGAAAGAACCCTCTTCCCGAATGTAGCAGGTGAATAACCTTCTATAAGCGTCAAACATCCTCCGTCCTTGCCTTTCTCTTCCTGCCACACTAAAAGCTCGTTGTAGAACTTCTTTATGCAGATAACTCTATTCGCTCTGCCGTCTCCAACGTCTTGCAGTGCGGAATCTTCTCCGTTGATAACCATTGGATTGTAAGCGCTAGAAATCATGATATAGCCTGGAGTTTTCTCGAAAGAATAGGCTGCACGCTGTTTAAAAGATGAAAGGGCATAGCACTTGCCCATAGAATTAAGATTAAAATAAGGCATGGTTTCAATAGAAACAACCATATCCGCGGTAAGGGTCTGATTGAATGAAACTTCATACCAATGCGTGAATTGGTCGGAACTCTGGAACATGGTAGGTTGCTCGTCGGTAGGATGATTGACTGTCACCCATCCGTCAGAAGCGAAAGACTTGGAATCAACAATCGTTGAATCATTGGCTGTTAAAGCGGCAAACGCCGTCCCGTTCCAGTATTTTACGGCAATCGTTGTAGCTGCTGTAGCGTTAGGCACTTCACCCACGGACGCATAGAATCCACCGATAGGATCAACGGAATTGAAATAAAACTTATCACTTGAAGTAAGGCCGCCGATTTCCACTACATCAGAGGCGTAATACTGATAAGTAGCGGTTGAATTGATATAAACATAAGCCTCAATTGAAGCAACCGGAACGCCGTCCCATAAAGACTGAATTTCCATCCAATCGGAATTATATGTGACCTCACTAACTTCCACTTCGGAATCCAAAGCACCAGAGGCAAGGGACAATCTACACCAATATCCATTTGCCCCAAACATATACTTGGGTTGGTGATCGGCAGGCATTGTCCATGTCATTGTCGCTCCGGTAGTGGCTAATGTCGCCCCTCCAGAAGCGGTGTTGTCGGCAAAACTTGTTACTCCAGTCCACGCACCGTTCCAATAGTGCATTTGTGCTACTGCCGCGCTTCCATTTGGTTTTGTAATTGTCCATGTTAAAGTATCCGCCGGTGTTTCAGTTCTGATAAATACGCAGTCATATTGCGCCAAAGTTCCTAGCGAATCCAGAACTGCATGAGTAGTTTGGTCATCGTCTGCTACATCAATAGAGTAGTCTTCACCCATTTTTGGAATATCGGGTATTGCAGCGGCGCCTTTATAAACGATGAAATTGGAAACGCGTTCGTTTTCACCACTGAATATTCTGGGATACCCCGTCCCATCCGCATACAAAAGATGGTCATCAATAACAGCCCACGAAGCGGGTAGCATCGTTCCGGTGGTGTTATAAACACTTGAACCAAAGGTCGTCCCTACAGTCGGAGGGTTGTTGGTGGCCTGTAAAACATCCCCATCGGACATTTGAGCATAGAACTTTATCTGACTCTGCTTGCCTTTTGAGAATCCGAAAAGCGTCATAACCTTATTCACACCATCCGCAGTCGTATTCAATTTGGCGCATCCTTTTCGTTTGACGAATCCTGGCCTCAAAGGTCTTAGATTTACAATCTCGGAAAAACCACCCAAAGGTAGTTGGTAGATTTCACGGACAATATCAATACCACCTTCAAGAACCTGATAATCCAAAACACCAATCAGTCTTCCGTCATTCAATCGGCTATTCGTACCTTTGACGGGTATTAAAACAGGATCAGTTTTGTTAATGGTTCCACCTTTAATCATATCGCGTCTCCGAACGAGCCGTGGGAAGATTGACTAGATTGTAACGTGCTGTATAACCAAGTTCGCTTTTATAAATCTGTTCGTAAAAGTCCGACACCACTACATTACTTCTCTTTAAATACGCAACATGACAGGCGTATAGGACTATCAGTGGCCTGAAAGCAGGAGGTATTTCTGGAATCTGCGAATCAACAGTTAAATCAGTTGGTTTGTCGTAAATATACCCGTTTAACGTGTAAGTGGCGTCCGGCAAAGGGTCAATGCCGATTTGATCCAACCCCTGCCACCAGTGTTTAGGAGCGCCGGAAGTCGCTAAATGTCCGTCTGCTACCGGGTAAATCTCGATAAGAGAAACAGGCGTTGTTGTCAGATATTCAATCGTATCAACGTCATAGCCTGTAACGCTAACGGTTCTTACCCCGCTGGTTGTGCTTAGGGAATCTATGTTTTGAATGCACCCGGCAATTTCGGCAATTTCTCTTATGCCGTCATTGATTAAATAATTAAGTTCCGTATTGCTCCAAAGTTCAGGGGTGTCCTCATCCAGCAAGTCTCTTAGCCGTGTTCGGATACCTTTTAGCGTGTAGGGATAAGCATCCAAAGTCAAATTGGAGATTGTGCCAGTGAATACAGTTGAACCTGCTCCATCACCAACAGAACTAGCCGCCCACAAATACCGCCAGTCTTTTGCCTCTGTTAAGGTTACACTAATAGTGTCAACAAGTTCGCAGTATTCTCTGTCGGAGTAAATATAACAGTATAGAGTTCCGTAAGTTCCGACCGATTCATCTCTGACAATCCTCAAATAATAATCAGTTGCTAGAGATAAAGCAGAAGAAGTGTCTGATGTGCTTGATGCAGAGTTTCTTTCTGTAAGAATCAAAGTCCCGTTCGTCCACGCCAAACAAATAACGTCTGTATTTGCCGTGATTAACTTTCCAATCGGGTTGGCTACCGAATTGCTCATCCCCCACAAATAACAAGACTCTGCTTCGTCGCCCACGGTTACTTTAACATTGAGGCTATGCTCAAAGTCTCCACTGAAATAACTCGCGGTGAAGTCATAGGTGAGTTGCATATCCTCATTGGTGTCTAATGAGGTAATGGTTAGTGCATTGGCGGCGACCGACAACCGTGAGGATGTGTCAACTTCAGTATATGCGGTATAGTCCTGTAGCTTACTCATTGCTCACGGCCTCCGGTATGCTGGTCAAAATTCTGGAATCCTGCTTAGTGTAGGTTCGCGTAAACTTCTTGATCTGGATAGACTTAATGTAGCGATTATAGGCAAAAGCTCCCTGCTCTCTTCTTCCTTTCCTCATGTAACATCGTGAAACGGCATACCAAATCATGTCCTCATGATAGACTGCCGGGATAGAAGGCTCGTCCGTGTCGGAACTCATTTCAGTTAATGGGTAGTCGGAAATCGTGGCATAGAGTGTATAAGCCGATTCAGGAACAGGCTCGATAAGAATCAATCCCCCCCATTGTGTCCAGTATTGCGGAGTAGCCCCAGTTAAAGGCAGTCTGCCAAAATGCTTCAAGGTAATTTTTGGTAAACCTGTTCGTGTTCCTGTAACAGGGATATATTCAAGGTTTTTCACCTTGAATCCAGAAAACCGAACCGTTCTTAACGAAACCGTTGTAGTCAGGGTATCTATGTGTTCCAGACACCCGGTCTTTGCTGCTATGTCTCTTTCAGCGTCGTTTAAAAACCTGTTTAACACTGCGCTGGTAAAGATAGCAGAAGTTGAGTCCTCATTGGTTATCGTCAGAACTCTAGTTCTTAAATCTGAAAGGTCTGGATAGGCCATCCCCACTCCTAAAGGTTATCCCAGTCAACCGCTTGTGGAAATTTAACCGGCGCTCTTCTGTCATATCGGTTCGCAATCAAGTCCACATTCTCAATGACCATCTTACTCAAAAGCCCCTCGGCAGGCATACCCTCGGTCTTTGCACCTCTGAAATACTTGACGGCGTATTCAGCAATCAAATCATCAAAGAGTTCATTGAAGGGAAGAGTAGTAGTGGTGGTAGTGATGGAAGTCGGCCTCTGGAAGTAATCAGCCTTGATGGTGTAGTCCGAAGAGGTATGAGGCGTAACGTAGAGTTTTGTCCCTCTGATTTTGTAGTGTCTCGGTTCGCCTGTTGACGGGTAGGCAATTTCGACATCCACGGAGGGCAATGGTGTCAGGGTATAGTCTTTGCCGTTAATATAAGGTTTCCCCTTCAATCCCCAAAAATCAGTGGGAAGATATCCGAAGGAAGCGTCGGAGGTAATCGTAACATCCGATCCGGCCAGGGCTGCCGTGACTGTATCGGTAGAGGCCAGGGTCAAAGTCCCTGCTACTGCCGTTGCAATCTTAAACGGGCCTGTGTTCCCCGAAGCGTCCGTGGTGATAGGCATGTCAGCCACAAAGCCTTCAGCGACAAACTGCGCCGCCGTATCGGTGATAGTGTCCGGACCGGAATCCACAAAGGCTATAGTGCCCGCCTTGTAACTGACTTCCGCAAAAACCTTTACTTCCATCTGGCCGGTGATTAAATCAGACTCCAAGACATACAGTCTTTTAGCGATGGTTCTGACGGCCTGATCCACTACATGAACCAGGTCGTCAATAGTAACTTGTATGTCAGGCCGATATTGGATATAGTCATAAATTGTTTGAGTTGTGGACATCCTAAGCCCCCAAGAAGATAACTCTGATTGAAGTCAACTCCGACAAATCCTCTCCGTTTTTAACTTCTATGGGAACGGTCTCAATTTCGTTAGGTCGCCCCCATACATACATTCCAGTAGCCGCCGATAAAGACTTACCTATAATTCTGGTCGTGCTGAATACCAGGTCAAGTTTCGCTTCATCGCTCCCCGCTGTTCCCGCAAGAGAAATAAACGGTTCAGTCGTTGCCGTGTTTTCAGGAATCTGTCCACTGTATCCCCAAATCAACATCGGGTAGGCAGGTGAAGCCACGTTAGATGCAATTCCCAAAGCCTCTTCGACCACAAACCTGTCATGCAGGAATCCAGAAGCAGGGAGTTTGACGTAAGTTGTAACGCATGAGGTTACGGCATCGGTAGCAAAGAACGTCAGAGTTTTAGCAGCCGCGCCAATGACACATTCCAGCGTTGCTACTGTGTCGTCTTTGTCCATCATGACAGCGGAGTTAAATGAGGTTGTTCCTGTGGCGTTAATGGCCTGAATCGCAAGAGGCTTATTGTCCAGAGTAGCAACATGAGCCGCCGTGGTTTGAGATTCTTCCTGAACAAGATTATCCCAAACGTCTTTCCATGCCTGCGTGATGTAGGTCACATAAACCGTATCGCAGAGGTCATAGATATAAACATCGTCAATGGATAAAGCACTCGTCCCGGAAGGTGTGAAGGCCAATCCGCCTACGGTTGTTGCAGTGATATCCTCGGTGTAAGTCCCGTTCGCTGTTCTAATGGTTCCCGAAGCCCCGCCTAAGCCAATCGCAACCCCGCCGCTGGTATAACTGGACACGGTATAAACCGTCCGATAGGTATGCCCCACGGTCGCCGCAAACGCGCCATGTGAGTATGTTTCAACCGCCGCACTTGAGGCTTTAACAGCTTTCCCGTCAGCGACTGACCAATCAGCTCCCGCCGTCCATCCTGTCCCCACTCCAATGTCTCCATTGGTAATTTCATTGGTAACAGGAAGAACAGATAAGGTCGCCCTTTCGCCTTCTGCAAAGATAGCGTCAGGTTTTGCTTGCCCGTAGGTAATCGTCGCACCTGTGGTAGAGAGTTTCAGGGGAGCGTCAGCGTGACAGATTGCCATGATATAAGCAGGCGGATAGTTAAGGGTAATCTTTCCCGCGGCATTCGGTGTATGCTGTTCCTCATAGACAATCGGCGGTGCATTTTTAAAGAGTTTCATTTTGTTATTGGTGTGATCGTAGGAAATCGAAAACCCTTTTTTGGTTTCAGGGATAAACGCTTCAACATTGTGCATCCCTAATTCCTGGTCGCTGTTAAAAGATTCGCCGCCAAACGGATAAGATGAGTCGAAGGCAACATCCGCAATAACGGCGGCCAAATCTCCAAATACATGATATTTTTTATTGCTTAATGTTATAGACATTTCGCCCCCTTACCATCCCCACGCAAACCAAAGACCGTCTGCGTCGGCAGTTGTTACCACTGTTACGGGATCATTCACCGGAAAAGTCTCATTCACAACCGGCTCTCCCACCACCACCGCAGAACCTGTGTGTTGTAATTTTAATTGAAGAACTTTGTGCAGACCTGTCCGAATGTCACCGCCGGAAGATCCGGAAGTGTTGGTGAACGTCCCCATCATAAACCGCATCTGCCCCATAGGAACTTCATGGAGTAAATTGTTTGAAAAAGCCATGTCGCCCTCCTATGTATGCTGGTCTCCGAAAGCCAACCAGTTGCCGTCAATACCGGCATCCGTGACAATCGTAATTGCGGAGCCGTCTAATCCGTTGGCCGTAAAGGTCTCATTCACTACACAGGCATTGGTAGCCACACTAGCCCCCCCCGGTTGCAAGATAAGCCCGTAGCAACGGTTAAGTCCAGTTGCGATGTCGCCACCTTCATCCGTCTCACCATTAGTAAATGTCCCTATTGACACAGCCATCGAACCCCAAACGTCGCGCTGTGTTACACTTGATGCCATTGTCATTGTTTGTCCTCCTTATGAAAAGGGTGAGGCCAAAGCCCCACCCTCACAAATTTAATCCAATGTCAAGAAAATTGGAGTGAAATACCCAGCGACGGCAGCGGTGGAATAAATCGCACCAATCTGCGGACTGGTATAACCAGCCATTGTCAACGTGGTATAATCGGTCGTTCCGGTCGTCATCATCATTCCAACCGCAGCCGTATCGCCGCCCTTCTGGACACAGAATCCGCCCGTTTGGAACCACAAATACTGACCGGAGGTAGCCGCATACATCGCCATGCCGGTCGGGAAAACCTCGACGGCCGTTCCAATAGCAACTGCACTCCACGGATTACAGAACAAAGAAAGGTAATCATTCGTATAGGTTGCAACCTGAAGAGGCTCTTTCAATGTAACGGTAATTGTGGTTGACCCTGTGGCCGTTGTGGTATGGGAAGAAATCGGGTAATATAACCCGGCTGTTCCAGACCCGGCCTGATAGACAACAAGATAACCGTCATCATACTGATTGTCGGTAACTGCCGTTGCGCCGACATACACGGTAACCTTCGTAGACCCAGCGGCATTGGCAGCACCGGAGGTCTGAATTTGTGCTACGTGATTTGCGGTAGCCGCGGCCGCCTGCGTTGAACCGCCTGCTACCATCGTTGCGCCAGCCTTTCCATAGCGGAATCGTCTTCCGTCCTCTGTTTCACGGATTGCTCCAAGTGTATGGAGCTTGGTTGCAGACACTTCATATAAGCCCTGCGCCCATGCGTTAATTCTTATAGGTTCAGTCATTTCTTTTCTCCTTTTAAAAAATATTAGCTCAGGTTGCTATGCCCGGCCTGTGCCTTCCGGTTCGAGCAGACGATATTCCCATGAAATTTAATTTTCATGGACTTCGCAAACACATTGGCAGTAATCAAATCCGCCCACGGAGTTCTGGTGAAGAACCCATCTTTATGCACCGCCCATCCTATAAAGTTACTGTTTAACAGGAACAAGTAACCGGAAGGACAGTAGTCGTCAGCCGCAAGAATTTTCTGTTCGAAAACCAGGTTGGTAAACCCGGCTTTGGCTGTGTCGGTATCCGGTTGGAATCTTTGCTGAACCTGCAAGCGCCCGGCAATGATGTTGAACAGGGCTTCGGTCGTGAGACCAATGTCCGGTTTGCCTTTCGGCCCATCGTAAATCTTTGCGGAAGAGGCCAGCGTCCGAATAACATCCAGCGAAATGCCTTCTGTGGTCGTGGTGTTCACTGATGCCCACGGAGTAGAACCGTCGGTGGAAACCAAATCGGTCGGAGTAATCTGACCGTAAGCGGTCGAAGTGGACCCGAAACACATGGAAAGCAGGCCGGAAATTTCTTTTGCACTATCCGTCGCAGAGTTATAAATCTGCTGCGCGATCTTCTTAGCAATGGTTTTTTGTGCATTGGAAACTTTCTGCACAATCAACTTTACTTTGCCATAAGAACCGGAGTTCGCCAGCTCATCGGTGTCAAAGATTGTTGCATTCCCATAGGCGTGCTTCAAGGCGAACTTAGCCGCGTTAATGGTTGCTTTATCGTCAGACGAAATCGTGCCGCCACGAGAATAGAAATCGCCTTCGCTCATGTCGTATTCAAGGGGAATCTTGACATTGATGGTATCTACTTTCTCGTAGATACCAAATTTCTTGTTTAAAAATTTATCCATAAAGAAAGACGTGTCGAAATAAATATCGAACGCCTTTCCACCGTCTGTTTTGTAGTAGTCATCAGTGACCAGTTCTGTTATCGCCCGGCGTTTAAGCCTCGCATCTATATGTTTCCATATAGCTCAGACTATATCATCACACAGATTGGGTAGCTGTGTGCAGGACGCTCGTGTCGGGATTATTGGTTTGTGTGTCCTCACCCGTTAGTCGTTGAACCTTCCAATCTACAAAATATCTCACATTCGATTGGCTTGGCTGCTGATTGCCCTCGTCGTCTCTCTCGTTAGGGGATTCCAGCAATTCATCCTGTTTTTCAAAATGACGCGCCTTGTGGCACTTGTAACAGAGTGTTATCCCATCTTCTAAGCGGTGTTCAGCGACAATTAAGTCAGCAAGAACATACTTATCGTCAATTAGCGATAACTCAGGGTGTTCCCTTAATACACCCTCTCGGATAAGAACGAATTTCCTAAGATGATGGACTTCAAGGTGTTGGTGTTCTCCACATTCCCGACACCTAAAGTCATCACGCTTAAGGACTTCAATCTTCCAAGACTTCCAAAGCCTGTGTTGAATAACACGGTATAAATCAGAAACGCCGCCTTTCCAGAAATTGTGGCCTTCGCCTCTTCTGGTTTTTAAGTTGCACTGTTGGCATCTCACGGCTTTGCGGACAATTTTCTTCCCACATTCTACACAGTGATTAGCCCCATCGTGCTTGCGATTAGCGTTCCCTATTTTCTTCCGTGTTTCTTCTGTGCGAACCCATAGTTTATTATTCAACTTAGCTGCTTCACTTTTGACTATTGGGTCACACTTTAAATTTAGTCTTTGGCCTACACCAAAAATAGATTGCCAATTTAATTTAAGTTCTTTGGCTATCCTTTTTGGCCCCATTGAAGAGTAATTCTTGATTATATAATCAATCTCTTCTTTGGTGAAGTTGCGACGAACTCTGGTGACGCCTAACCTTTTTGCCATATGTTTTATAGTGTTGGCATTCCTGCCAGTAGCTATAATACAAGCTTGCATCCCATTACCATTATCGTAATGTTCGGCTATGTATCGCTTATGTTCGTCTGTCCATTTCATTCTTATTGCCACATCCTCGTCATTGTTGGTCCTATTTTACTAAGACTGCACTTCCGTATATGTAAGACCCATAGTAATATCCTCCACTTATCGTTAGTGGGCGGTCCTTAAACGGTCAAGCCGTTTCGCAAGGACGTTATAAAGCCCACCTTGCGTTTTTACATCTTTTAGTTCTTTATCTTCGGTATCCGTGCCCGGCCCGGATGGGCCGGTTCCCAATACCCTCGCTTGTCTTTTGGCCTGCCAATTCTTGTTGACCTTTTCTTCGGTCTCCTTAATGGCTTTCGCTTTAGCTTCCTCGATGGCCCTTTGCATTCTTGTCTCGTAGGTCATGGCCTGATAAGCACTGATGGGATTATGGCCGGGGTTTTCTTCGATAAATCTCACGATAGCCCCGGAATCCCACATGGATTTGAAGTCAGGATTTTTAGACTCAAATTCCTGATAAGTCTTCTCGATGCTTACCTTGTTTTTTTCCGCAGCCTGCTCCGCCTTTAGTGTCTCTTGAAGCTGGTGGATGGCTTCGGCTTTGACCTGTGCATACATATTCGCCGCAAAACCTTTAGGGTCTGTGGCCTGCCATTCCGCAATCTCTTCCGCCGTCAACGCAGTTATGTTTTTGTAATCAGGTATAACGGGCGACTTTTCCGCCGGAGGTTGTCTTTTAAGCGCCTCTAACTCTCCCTCAAGCCTTGCTCTCGCAATCCGTTCCTGCTCGGCTATTTGTTTAGCCTGCTCACGTTCCTGTAACATCTGCTGCCAGCGTGGATGTTTGTCGAAACGGGTCTCGTCTCCATCACCGGTTGCGTCCTTCTTCGGTTCAGGAGTATTCTCTTTTCCCTCTTTTCCAGTGTCTTCGGTATCCTGTTTTATCGTCTCTTTTGACGCATCCAGTTCCGTAAATTCGCCATCACGGTCATGGATGATACCGATAGAATCCGGATCAAAGGCCGGTCTGTCATTCACTGTGGCCGACGATTCCACAATCTCTTCTGAGGTGTTTAGCGTCGTCATGTTTTCTGCCATTTTAAAATTTCCCTTTCCAGTTTAAGTGTTAATCTCAATCCTTTGTCTTTCTCGCAATCTTTCATAAAGTTTCCCGGCAATATGATCTATATCCATCGCAGGAGGTTTCCTGTATGTTGGTGGCGCGCCATGTTCAGTCCAGTCAACGGGACTGATTTTTTCTTCTTTCATCCATCGTTTGTAATTGTCCCTTGTCGGATGTTTTAAAAACTCCTGAACATGAGGAGCTTTATTCTCTTTATCCACTATTTCAAGAACACTAGCCATCCAAGCGGGTGATTCCGGGTTCATATATACCCCCGGCAATGAGATTATTTTTTTCGCCTTGCCACCGCATTTGCATTTGACGGTTTTCTGTTGGGCGTCAACAAAGTATTCTGTTATTTTATTGCATTTAGGACATGAAAAATCGGAAAGAATCATCGACTATTCCTTTCTTTCTGATATTGTTTATACATTCCGCCTTTGGTTTTCTGGTGCTGGCGAAACATCGAATAACAAATCGCCACGGCCTGCTTGTTGTCTTTGGCGGTTCCTTCTTCCAGAACGACGGGAATACATCTTGATACAAAGTCTTTTTCTGTCTCGTTGGCGTCAGGTGTTGGCATTCACTCTTCTCCCTTGTTGTTAGATTTCATGCCTCGTTCTTGTTTAATCCGGTTGCCAAATTCTCGGTTTTCTCTTTCGCCTTTCTTAATATCGGCAACAACTTTGGCACGGTCTATCTTCAACTGCTCGTTGTCATATTCCACACCGGCCATTTGAACTTGCTGTTTAATTTGTTCGGTAATGGCTTTCTGTGCGGCCAATGCAGCTTCGGCTTCCAGCCGTCCAGCCTCGGCCATTTTTGCCTTAGTTTCCGCCTGTTTCAACATGATGTCGGTTTCTTCCTTCGGGTCTGGCGGTTCCTCGCCATCCTGGACAGCTTTAATCACTTCATCAAACTTAGGTATCTGTCCGTCTCTGATGGCTCTCTTGAAGTCGTTGTCTTTCATGCCAATTAAAACATTCATATATTCGGCAAACGGTTCAGGCATCCCCAGGGCACCCATTTTCTCGGTAAGTTGGCCGATAACGCCTTGTTTCATTCTCCTGACCACCGTAGAGCGTCCTGACCATTCTAAATGGTCAAGAAGTTCCTCTTGGTCTATTGCCCCCTTCTCAAACAAGGCCACAGCTTCTTCACGAAGCTGAATCTTGGATACTGGCATTGTTGATCCGGTGACAACGGTCAGTTTAAACGGGATACGAAAATCCTGCCCGTTGACTTTTCTATAAGCGTCGTTGCCCTCCGGGTCTTTATAAGTAATCCATCTGTCTTCTGTGTAGAAGTTCTGCACCATAGACAAATACATTCGTCCTCGTTCCCTGATAAGACGGGAGTAAGAACGCACCTTCCCGCGCATCATAGTATTAACACGTTCTAAAAGTGCTGCGATTGCTTTGTAGGCCAATACCGCCCTGCCGGGTTCTCTGGCCATGTCCAAGTCAAACGAACCGGATACCAGAAAGAACATGTCTTTAAAGAGCGAAATAGCGTTCTGTAAATCTGCCGGAACTCTTGGGTAGTCAAGATAGTGAATCCCATTCCCTTCTTGTGCATTGACGGGATTCAGAATGCCCGGGAAGTTTGTAAGAGCATCGTTCGGAACACCGGAGGTTTTTGGATTGATAAGTTTTAACCGGCTGACCTTATCTTTAATAAGAACTAGCTGCGAAAGAGCCTTGTTAAATTCAATGTTCAAATCTTCCAGTTGTTCAATATCAGAATGCCCCCATCCGCTTGCCGTGTCCTTAATGGAGTTTACGGCGGCAAAAGGAAATTTGTCCCAAAGATATGTCCGCATGGCCTGTTCTTCCGGCATAGATGGATTTATATTTGGATTAGTAGTATCCTCTAAAACTAACTGCCCTGAATTACAAACCGTGACTCTTCTGACATAACCAGGATATTTTGGGCGGGTGACTTCGTTGACAACAACCGCAATATTCCCCATTTCATCAACACGTTGTTCTTCTGTTTTGTCTGTGACTGTCCGATAGTCTCTTACCCAAGCCTCAACAAGCAATACTTCTTCGTCATCAGAAGTGTCCCTTGCACCCTTAAAGAAGTTGATGATGTTGTAAGCGGTTGAGGCATAGGTGGTTAAAATACCACCCTTCCCTGCCTCCTGCGTGTTTATTTCTTTTCGTTCGTCTCCAAGTTCCTTTAAAATATCTCCGTCTGACTTGATTTCACCGGCCTTGCCTGGCCATCTTCTTCTGGCCTCATTTAAAGAAATGGGATAATAATGAAGGACGGCAAGGCTTTTCTGTAAATAACGCGGGTTTGTCCAATTCACCGGATAAACACCAAAATGAAATGGGTCAACTATAATGGTTTCAACCTCGCCGCCCTCCTCAAGGTCAGGGTCGAAAACAACCTTTTCAACAGCTATTCCGTAATCCTCTCCATTGTTGACTGATGATTCGAATATGTCCTGCTGTTCCTGCTCATTCCACCAGTGTTCGGCGGTCCGCTGTAAATTCTCGTAAAGTTCCTGATCAATTTCTTCTGAATCGTTGATTTTCGCCACGTTGAAAATCGGACTGTTATCCGTCAAAGAGTTGATGGTGTTCATTCTGTGTTTATGAATTAAGTTGGCCGTAATTAAAGGCACACCGGCCTTGGTCTTGTTGCGCCAATGTTTGCCCCGTTTCAGCTCATAATTCCGGTTCCAGCGTTTGATTAAACCCCGTGTTTCTTTGTCGTCAATAATGGCCTTCAGGATAGAATACACCTTTAAGCCGACATCTTTGTCGCCTTCCGCCGGTAACACTTCGTAGGATATTTTCTCTTCAGCCATGTTGCTCCTTATGCGTTCTCATGTGTGAACCAAAACCGCCCTTGCCTTTACATACTTTTCCGCATACCTCGCATTTGTATTCAGGCAGTTCCGTTTTAACTTCAAAATCTTCCGGTACGGACAAAGGAATCACGTCAGTTTCGACAACTTTCGGTTCTATTTTGATATACCCATCGTCCGTCAAAAATCCATCCCTTTCGGTAAAAGGCCTTTGGTTGCAGTATCCACACCGCATATCTTCCCATTCAGTGTCAGGAAGAAATGGAGGGTCATAGCCATGGAAAGAATCCGGTGTCTTGAACATCTTTCCAAGCATAGGGACAGTCACACTACCCGGTTCGACCTGTGCGATAACCTCATTGCAGATTTCACAAATTACTTTCATCACCGATCCTTTATCACTTCATCTGGTTTCTCAAGGGCTTCCTGATAAGGGTCATGCTCTGATAGTGGCATTTTCCCTACTTCAAACTGCTTTCCGGGTTGACCAACCGCATTTCTCCCAAGCCTAAAACCAAAATAGATAAATGCCGCCGCAAATAAGGCACCCATTAAAACGTAAAGTTCACACCCTGTCATAAATCAACCCCATGTCTCTATGGCCATATCCCATAGCTTTCTCAAATGCGTCTGTCTCCGACGCAACATAATCCCCGAATTCCTCGTCAGGTTGCTTTTTGTCTAATGCGTCAATAATGATGGTGGAAAGAGGCTTTAAAACAAGTTTTGTGTCGTCAAAGTTAATAGGACGCGCCATTGCCAAATGGCAGACAGAATCGTATATATGATCTTCGCCTGTCGTGTCAATGTCCTCTGGATTGTTAGGCATGGCTGAAATAGCAGGTATTGTTCGGATAAACTGCGTGCAGGATTCAAAAACCTGTAACATTGGTCTTCCGCAAACCGCGCCTTTCTCGTCTTTCGGGACCATTAACCTGTTTCTAAACTGGCGAATTTTTAATTTCCTGTTGGCATCTCCGGCTGTCAAAAAAAGGTTCCTGTTAGAAAAAATCTCCGAGGTGGATGGCCCTTGCCCCCCTCCTCTGTAATCCGGTTTCTTCTGGAAACAGTCCGGGCCAGCTATCCGCTGAACGACATTCAAAACACCCATCGCCTGTTCTCTGGTATTAATCCCATCAGCGACCTCAATGTCGGTTAGCCTTAACCCCTTGTTCTGGTTGCCGTCCCATCCATACCACTCACCAAACATAATCATGCGCCCATCTTGATCTATGTAAAACCAACAAACACTGAACGGCGCACCGAACCCCCAATCAAACGTCATATAAACCGGAGCCCCGGCGGGAACAGGATGGTCTTTAATAACGTGGTAGTCGTAATAGAAGTCAAACGCCTGCCCGATAAATATATCCCAGTCACCCTTTAAATAAGCAGTCCTGTAGGGTTCAGGCAACGCCTCCAATCTTGAGCGGTACCCAGGGTCGGTAGAGGTCAATGTAGGGTTGTCTTCAAGCAAAGCAGGAATATACTGCCTCAACATCCCTCCCTCTAAAACCGGCGCTCTCTTGATTTCCATCGGACGGGCGTAATCTACCCATCTTGCCCGACAAAAAGTGTGCCCGACACCACCAGGGTTGGTAGCACAATAAATCCCAGGAATCTTGTGCTTAAACTCCTCGGGGACGGGCAACGTGCATCGAACACGACCCCTCAGGTAATCGTACTGAAATTTTGAAAATGTTGTCAACTCGTCAATTAAAAGAATGTGTATCTCCGCGCCCTGATACTGAAAAACATCCTGCTCATACTGACAATGACAAAAATGCAACATAGAACCGGTAAAAAACTCCCACCTTCTCGCCTGACTCTTATACTCACCCAAATCCTTCGGAAACTCCATCTGTGAAGGAATAATGTGGTTCTTCTCCAACTCCGGAAACGTCCTCCGAAATAAATATACCTGCAAACCAGGAATCGTACAGGCCCACCTTAACCCCTCTGCCCTCAATGCCCTACTCTTTCCTGGCCCTGCAGAGTTACAGGTTACGGTAAAGTTGTTGACTATAATAAGGTGGTCAGGGTTGTCTATTGTGATACACTTAACCCGTTCACGCCCAATGTATTCAATATTTGTAATCGTCTTTATAATTGCTCTTTGCTTGCCACCTTCAACACGCTTCACTTTCCTATCTAAAGAAAACGGCATAACCTCCGGAGGCATTTTAGCGTATATCCTAAAAGCGTTATCTGGAGTCCTATTGTGGTTATTGTTTGTTATCCCGCCAAGCGAACGCACCAGAAACTTAAAATCATCCTTCAATCTTTCCGATGTTGTGACTAACTTCAACTCTCCACTTGGCTTAACACAGCCATCGGTATCCATTATACCCTGCAATAAAGCTATTCTGTCATCAATGGTTGAACGGAGATATTCGTCGGGTATGAATTTCGTGTAAGAATTTTTCCCAATCAACCCCAATCTATCAAGCTCGTCGGCGTAAATATTTTTCTTACAACATCTCTTGTTAATCTTTGTGATACAATAATTAATTCGGCTGACTTGATTCAGTTGGTAGTCATCAGATAATTCAGCAGTAACGCGATCTAAAATACCACTATCCCCGTTGGTTATCTTAATGGGGTTCTTTTTTGTGATACAACCGTCGCCCAAAAGGCATCCAAGTATATATGGAGATACAACCCACTTACGGCCTGGACGCTGAAAATCAACACTGCCAGCCAAAAACACATTATATCTGTTCCGTCCGCACCGGTTGAAGTGCATATCCTTCGTCAAATCAACCGTCCGTTTCTTACGCCAATGAATATTGGTCTTCTTTCGCCACGACGCCTGACTAACAAACCACTCATGCCCACCACTAGCCATAATCCTGGTATCATCTGAAAACGTGACGCAGTATGTGTCCTCAATGCCCTCAAATGGTATATCCACGACAGAGGCTACCCCGCCATTCGGCGTAAGCACTTCGTCTCCGATGCCTATATCGTCCATCTTAATAAAACCAAACGGCGTCAACACATCAGTATCCAGAGTCAATGGCCCACCAAATAAAACTTCGTTTGCACACGTCTTATGAAACAACACCTGCTTCGGATGCGGTGCGTAAGTATCAACTAACTTCCCGTCCTTAATCCCCGTGCCTGTGTTGAACTTACTCATAACTTACCCGCAAAAAACCTTTTATTTTTGAAAATGCAGGGAGGGGGTATGATATATAGGATTTCAATACCCCGTTTTTTCTCTGCCACGGGGGACAACTTTTCCCTGGGTTTCCAGGTTAATTCTCGCTCGCGCTCTACACCAAACTTGACCAGCACTGTCGCCCCTTCCCCCCACTATAGCACTTTGTTTTGCATCAACGTCTGATAACCTGTATTATGTAAACATGTGTATTCAATCATTTCAACCACTTAACTGGTGGAGGGATTTATCATCTTGTATTATGTCAACTATTTTGCCGGAATCATCAGATTGTGGCTGGTCTCCCTCCACTTTGCCATTGACATTGACTTTGCCATTGACGGCTTTTAGTTCATCCGGCACCGGGTCGGGCGGCGGCATTTGAAACTGGACAACCGCCAAATTGCCTGTAGTTTTGCCGGTTTCCAAGCGCTCCTTATCGTATAGCTGGGCTGCTGCGAGGATGCGGGAACCTACCGGAGTCTTTTTGATATCGGCAGAGGTGATGCTGGACAATAGCCTATGCTGCACCCCTGCAAGTATCATTGCCCTGTTGCTGACGTAGCTATCTACTTTTTCCTTAATTATTCCGTAGGCTTTCAGTGTCCGGTGGACGTGGGCATGATCGCAGCCTGCTACGGCGGCGATTTGATTTTTGTTTAGTGACGGGTGTGCTTGCTTTGTTGAGATGATTTTCTGTTGCAATTCTGTTGGCGGCCTTGGCGGCCTTGGCGGGCGTGGTGAGGTCAGTTGTTTTTTTTTAACTGATTCAGCGGTCATATTTAGTCCAGCTTGTTTTATTTAGTCCAGTGTTGTTTTGTTATCCGCTTGCGCGGAAGCTCTTGTTACTATCCGCCTGACGGCGGTCCTTTGGGCTAGTAATTATCCTCTATATGTGTACTGTCGGCGCGACAACATCCGGATGCCTTATTTGTGCATTATCTTTTTGATTTTATTAAGAGTAAATTTATTTTTCCGGTCAACACATTGTTTCGAGACTTTAAAAAATTCTGCTATCTCTGGCGTGCTGGCATTGAGATAATATTGCATCATTAATGGCACGGATAATTTTAGCGGTAATGTGCGGATAACTTTTTGCACATCTGGCCGGTCAGTATCAGCTATTTCCTCAATAATTAGATACTTGCTTTGCAATTATATATATTACCTACATAGTTGATTAATTTATCTGTTATGTTATCGGGAAATGGTTGCAATTGTGGACCGTGATGCCTTGCGTGACAATAGCTGCATAGACAAACGCCATTTTGTTCGTGATACCGTAATTTTTCATCGTCAGCCCACCTGACTATATGATGAACATGAATGAATGATATTTCACCGCATAAAACACATGTGCTTTTATCACGTTTCCTTATTTTATCACGCCATGATCTATATTTATTGTTATCCCTGGGATTTTCTTTGTATAGTATTGCCGTAGCTGGTTGTGGTTTGCCTTGATATTTTGCTATTTCAATTATTTCTTTTAGTATTTCGTTCGCGTCCAGAACTTTAATATCTCCGCCGTTTCCGTA